TTCCATTGGGTGGTGCCGGTGTAGTCGCCGACGGTCATGGTCACGCTCTCCCGATGATGTCGGTGCGGTCGATGTAGAGGGTCTCGTCGGCCTGCTTGTCGTGGGCATAGAGCACCCGGGCGATGAGCTCGCCGGTGTCGGGCACGAGCGGGTCGGCCGCGGGACCGGCGAACCATCCGAGCTCGCGGATGGCGACGTTGGCCTCGGCCTGGGGGACGTAGACGCGGGTGTGGATGGTGCCGGGGCCGGTGAGCTCGGCGTCGACGGGGGCGTCGCGCCACGCCTCGGCGCCGAGGAGCACGTCGCCGACGGCCGGGGCCGTGTCGTCGGTGCCGACCGCGACGGCCCCGATGGTGGCCGGGATGCCCAGGAGGGCGGCGGCCAGGAGGTCGACGCCGGCGTCGGTGATGAGGTTGCGGAACTGGTCGCGGCGCACGACGCGCCCGCCGCGTTCGACCGTGACGGTGACGATGCCGAGCCATCCGACACGTTCGACGAGGGGCATGCGGGGGAGCTCCTGGTGGGTCAACATGGGAACAGGTTGGGGCCTGGGAGGAGCGTAGGAGCGGGGATCGGGCAGGCGTTGGATGTCACGGTCACGTCGAACTCCGTCCACTCCCACGCCTCCTCGATGGCGGTGATGAACGCGTGCTCGAGCGTGGTGCCGGCCGGCTTGGCGCTCGCGGCGGCCGCCAGGACCTCGGCCCGGTCGGGGTTGTCCTCGTAGGCGGTGCGAACCTCGATGGTCCATGGGCCGGTGGCGAACACTTCGATGTGTTCGACGGGCTCCTCGAGCACGTCGACGACGGCGGCCTCGATGGCACCGCGGGTGCCGCCCTTCCATCCGCTGGCGGCGCCCGCCACGGCGGCCCGCCGGCCAGCGACGGTCTGGTAGCGCGACAGGTCGACGCCCACGAGTTGCGCCAACCATGGGAGCCAGGAGGGCGACGCGGTGGCGGGGTCCGTGAGGTCGGATGTGTCGTCCGGGTCGCCGCCGTCCTCGGGGGTGATGTAGTCGACGCGGTCCACGATGGTCTCGACCTCGCCGGCCTGGTCGCAGAGCAGGGACAGGTACCGGAGGAGCGGGTAGCCGTCGGGGCTCTCGTCGGCCTCGTCGGCCTCGCGGTACAGGTCGGGGAGCCGGCCATAGAGCCGCTCGGTGAACGTCGACACGATGGGGCGCGGCATGGTCAGGCGGGCGGGTCGACGGTGATGGCGACGGCGCCGAGCTCCGCCAGGGGCCCGACGCCCGCGAGGGGCACGTCGGCCGCTGGGGTCGTGATGGTGTCGACGTAGTCGACGCCCGTGACGGCGTCCATGAGGGCGATGAGCTCGTTGCGGCGCACCACGGCCCCCCACTCCCACGCGCCCGGGTCCAGATAGGCCGCGAGGGCGGTCTCGACGTCCTCCGCGACCGTGACGGGATCGTGGCCCGACAGGCGCACGACGGTGGCGGTGACGTCGACGGCCGTGACCGTGGGGGGCTCGACGTGCACGTCGAGATTCGCGAGCGCCGCCTCCTCGAGGGCGTCCTCGATCTCGGCCATGATGGGCGCCGAGAGGGCGGCGCCGGCGGAGTCCGCCACCACGACCGTCACGTGCCCGGGATCGGAACCGGCCGGGCCGGCGGCGGGGTCGAGCAGGTCGATGGTGGTGGCCCGGCCCACCCGGACGTCCTCGAGGGCGGCCGACGTGAAGTGCTCGGGGAGCACGAGCGCGTCGGTGAGGCGGGCGAGGCGCTCGACGGCCCGGTCCAGCCATGCGGACGTGTCCTCCGGGTCGGCGCCCCCGGACACGACCGAGGCGAGCTCGGCGGCCTCGAGGAAGATGACCGACGAGATGACCTCGAGGGCGGTGCCGGCGGCGGTGCCGTTGGCGACGGTCCCGACCTCGGTGGCGGTGGCGGCGACGGCGCCCGTGGTGGCGAGCGCCGGGACCACGAGCTCCTCGTCGGTGGCGAACACCACGTCGACGCCCGCGACCGTGAGGCGCACGAGGGTGCCGGCCGGGATCGTGTGGCCGGCGTCGTCCGACAGGGTGAACAGCACGTCGGTCGTGGCCGGCGTGCCGGTCGAGCGGGTGATGCCCAGGAGGCGGAGCAGGACCTCCGTGACGGCCCCGGGGAGCCGGTTGATGGCGTAGACCATCTCGGCGACCTCGAGCGCCATCGACTCGATGAGCACGACCTCGGTGTTGCCCTCGCGGGGCACCCATCCGGGGAGCTTGGTGGTGGCGTCAAGGATGGCCCGGTCGACGAGGTCGGCGGGGGCGCGGTCATAGAGCACGAGCTCCGTGTAGTTGCGCAGGTCGGGCGATGCCATCGGGCTCCTCAGTCGAACTCGAGCTCGACGAGGAGCTCGGCGCCGGCCTCGTCGACGGGGCGGGTGGTGACGTTGCGGATCGTGACGGGCGGCCCGTAGGTGGCGAGCCCGGCGGCGAGCTCCGAGACCTCGATGCCGCCGGCGAACACCGGGTCGCTGATCCCGAACGCCGGCACGAGGGGCCGCTCGCCGATGCGCGTGAGGGCCAGCACGGCGATCTGCTCGGCGTCCGCCTGCTCGGTGTCCTGGTCGATGGTGGCGATGGTGCCGTTGCCGGCGAGCCGGAAGGGGTGCGACAGGATGACGGACACGAGCCCCATTGTGACCCGGGGCCCGCCGGGGTCGGCGGACCTACCGGAGCCGGCCGAGCACCACGAGGTCGTCGGGGCGGCCCTCGATGAACGTGACGAGCACCCGGTCGCCGACGGCGAGCTCGACGGCGGGCTCGAGGGTGGCGTGTGTGTGGGGGTCGGTGCCGGCCTCGCTCGTGACGGCGCCCGCGAGGGGGCTGAGTCCCTCGAGGCGCTCGAGGGGCCCGTACTCGTGGGCCCGGTTGAGGCGGGTGACGGTGACGTACACGCGCCCGCCAGGCGTCAGGCGGGTCACGCGGCCGCGGTAGGCGCCGGATGCCATCAGAGGACCGTTCGGGTGGGGGCGGGGACGTTGCCGGCGCCGTAGCGCATGCCGGGGATGAGCCCGGCGAAGTTGAACCGGTTTCCGATCGGGGCTTCGACGACGCCGTAGGCGGTGCCGCGGGCCTCGATCGTGTGGCTGCCGTTACCGAGGCTGACGGCGACGTGCGTGATGGCCTGGCGGCCGACACCGCGGCCGGAGCCCACGAACAGGAGGGCGCCGCGGGTGCGGGCGGCGGTGGGGATGTCGATGGCCTTGCACGCCTTCCATTGGTTGTAGGCGCCGTCGGCGATCTTGACGCCGATGCGGGCCGCCGCCCACTCGACGAGCTCCGAGCAGTCGAACTCGTCGGGGTCGGGGTCGCTGGCCGCCGCTTCGGCGGCGAACCGGTACCGGTCGCCCTTCTGCTTGAGACAGAGGTCGACGAAGTCGAGCGACGAGCCCGTGCCGGCCTGCACGGCCGGGGTGCCGCCCGTGCCCGTGGGGCCGCCCTCGGCCTCGGTGCCCGCCGGGGAATCGGAAGCGGCGCCGCCGGGGGGCTTGGGCGGCGGGTCCTTCGGTTCCTCGGCGTCGACCACCACGGGGGCCCGGCCGCCGTCGATGGGCCACGACACGCGGGTCACGATCCACGTCGACGGGACGCCCCCGATGCCCTTGAGCGCGAGGCGCATGCCGGGGAGCACCTGCTCGCCGCGCCAGCGGGGGAGCTCGAGCGACATTGTGTGGCCCTTGTCGCTGTCGATGCTCTTGCGGATGACGGGGATGCCGAGCGTGTCGAGCCGCTCGTCTCCCCACGCGTTGGGGACGCCCGCCACCTTGACCTCGGTGGTGCGCGACACGAGCCAGGTGGGCCGGCCGAAGTGCACGACACCGTCGGCCTCGAACAGCCAGTAGCCGAGCTCGCCGGCGAGGCGGACCGCGACCTGCCATGCGGTCTCGAGCTCGCCGGCGCCGTTCTCCGCCGGGGCGATGTCGGGCCGGCGCGGCGAGCCCTCGGCGATGAGTTGGATGCCGGACGTCCGGGCCCTGATCTGGCGTTGTAGCCACTCGGTGGGGCTGACGTTCTTGGCGCCGAGCTCGACGCCCGGGTTCTCACGCTTGAGCTCGTAGATGCCCTCGGATCGGCTCGTGATGACGACGAGCGGGCCGGCGGCCTCCTGGCGGAGCTCGGTGGCCACCACGCGCATCTCGACGCCCGACCACTTGAATCGGCCGCCGCTGTTGAGCTTCGACTGCCCGCCGTAGAACATGCGGCCGGGGTTGTGGACCTCGAGGGCGACCTCGGACGCCTCGCCGGTCGTGAGCTCGACCGAGCCGCCCACCACGTACTCGGCGATCGGGGTGGAGCTCGAGTAGCCCTCGATGTTGATGGCCGAGACCTTGCGGGGCGGCGAGTAGTTGAGCGACATCGACCGGGGTGGGATGAGCACGTCGCCCGACCGGCCGAGGTCCTCGGCGGCGGGCGTGGGGGAGGTCGTGGGGGTGGAGCCGCCGCCGGAGATGGAGCCGCCGCCGCCCTTGCGCTCGCGCCGGCGGGCGGCCGACCGGGCGGCGTCGAGCCGCTGGCGGTACTTGCCGCTCGTGAACACCGACCACGGCCGCCAGTTCGTGCCGCCGCTCGAGATGGAGTACATGCTCTGGGCGTTGTGGGCGGGCGAGTAGAGGGCGAGCTCGTCGCGTTCCTTGCCGGTGCCGCGCTGGGCCTTGAGCGACCGCACCTGCCAGAGCCCGATGGACGGCCCCCACTTGGCGGTCTGGATCGTGGTGTCGCCGCGGGCCTCGATGTCGAACGGGCCGGTGGTGAACGACTCGAAGTAGCTGATGGCGATGGCGGTCGCGAGGGCGTCGCCGCGGAGCCCGACGGCGTAGGCGAGGTCGGCGACCTGGTCGTATCCGAGGAAGGTGGCCATGGGGCTAGGGGATCGTGAGCACGCGGCCGATGGCCAGCTTGCGGGGGTCGCGGATGCCGTTGGCGTCGGCGATGCGCCGCCAGAGGTTGCCGTCGTTGTAGTACCGGGTGGCGATGGACCAGAGCGTTTCGCCGCGGGTGACGGTGTGGCGGCGGGCGCTCGAGCCCGCCCGGGGCGGGGAGCTCGAGGCGCCGAACCCGGCCTCGCGGAGCACCTGCCATTGGGCGGCCGTGAGCCCTTGGAATGTGGCCTCTTGGGCGGCGGGCGTCGACGGTGGCGGCGGCCCGATCTGCTTCTCGGGGCGTGACGGTGAGTGCTCGGTGAACTCGAACGTCACCCGGGCGCGGGTGACCTTGTTGGTGCCGTGGGCGCGGCGCAGGGTGGTGATGCGGTAGTCGGTGATGACCCACCGCGACGTCCGGCTGAGGAACTTGGATGACTCGAGCCCCCCGAACGCGATGGTGACGGGCCCGTTGGTGTCGGCGAACCCCGCGAGCACGAGGAGCGTGGTTTCGACCGAGCCGGGCGCGGCGCTGATGGTCTCGTCGAGCAGTCCCTCGAGGGGCCCGATGCGCCGGAGCCGGGGCCCCATGTGCTCGAGGTAGTTGAGGCGGGCGGGCCGGGCGACCTCGGCCCATTCGGCGGCGAGGTTGTCGACGTCGACCTCGGCGTTGGTGATGTCGAGCGGAATCGTGACCTTGCCGTTGTAGCCGGAGATGGTGACGCGCGGGTGCTTGCCCGTGGGGCGGGGTGGGGCTGACACTTGGATGCCGACGGTGGCCACGGTGGAGCTCCTCTAACCGCGTTCGCTGCGGTCGCGTTCGTACTGCTCGATGCCGCGGGCGAGCCCGCGTTCGTAGTCGA